TGAAATTTGCAATTGACCATTACTAATCCGTAGTTTTCCTAATTGATACCAAATATCATTCTGAACCCATTTAGTCCAGTCAATCTTTATCCAAGCCGAACCGTTCCAATAAGAAAGTTCACTTGTATTCGTGTTATACCAACTGTCATAAAGTTCAGGAGAAGCTGGAGCTGAGGACACAATATAAAGCTGAGAATATGGAACTGAAAGTGGGGTAAAAAGAGGCAAAAAGTCTTGAGGAATGACCGATTGGTCGTTTGAAACAGGTATCACATTCGGAGCGGGGGTTTGGCTTGCGTGGAAGCCGTCGACGGTGTCGGCGAAGGATGCTTTTACATTTTTCCATGCCGAACCGTCGTAGTATTGCAGGAAATCGTTTGCGTCGACCCAGAGCTTCCCGGAATATACAAGGCTTGGGGCTGTTGTTCCGGCTTCTGGCTTAATTGTAGAAATCTGGTTGCTAAGGTTTGATGCGGTGTTGTTTAAGCTCTGGGCAAGCTCGTCTATATCTCGCTTTGTCGCAAGGACAACCGTATCGGAAATCACTGCAGTGACATTCTGGGCGTTGGCAATGACGGTGTAGATGTCAACTACATTCTCAACTTTAGTGACGCCGTCAGAGGGTATGAAATCAGCACGGTCTCCCGCATAGGCTATGGCATAGAGAATTTCTCCGAGATCTGGGTCTTGAGCGTAGATGCCGATTTCTCTGAGAAAAAAGCCTTGAGAAAGTCCTGTATTAGTCAAAGCGAACCGCAACCGGACCGTCCCATCACCGACTACTCTAATATCTTGTATAGGCAAGTTTAGCTTGGGAGAAACGAGGTCGTTCAGCTGAGTTGGGTCTGTGTTTGTGGGCCAGACCCCGTCACCAATTTTTATTCGTGTGAAAGTTAGTGTGGCTCCTGTCTGAGCTTTGGCTAAAAGGTTTCTTCCTTTTACGGTTAGTATCGTGCCTCTAAAGTCTGCCATTTGCTACCTCCTTAGGCTGGATATATAGCCATGTAGCTTGCGATTCTTTGGGCGAGGCCGGCGTAAAGGGTATAAGGCTCAACGGATACTTGAGGCTCGTATATTCCTATCTGATAGGATGTTGCGATCCTTTGGGCAAAGCCGGTATGGAGGGTATAAGGTTCAACTGATGTGTCTGTGTGTAAGCCGATATGGTAGTGCTTCCCGTCCTTTGAGGCAAATCCGCAGTAAAGGGTTTGGCTGTATTCACGGTGAAAGCCGATTGCGTCAAGCCAAGAGCGGACATTCTTGTATTCGTTGATTAGCTCGGTAAACCTGCGGTATGTGTCTTCGTCTTGTATGATGCTTTTAACGAGCACTTTAAACTTGTATGGGTCGCCGTTGTAGTCGAACCATTCTTGTAAGGTTGCATCTAAATTCAAAGCTTGAAATACTTTGTTAATTGCATATGGGGTGCCCTTATGGTGGTGAAGTTCAATTGCGGTTTTGATTAAATTGCGTTTTTCTTGAACGGTCTGGGCTTGGTCAAAGCCTTCAATATGAAATTGCCAAGCTAAAATATCTAAAACCTCTTCAGGGAGTTCATCTATTCTGCTATAGATTAAAACCTTGAAAGTCTCTTCAAGAAGTTTTGCAAAATGAGGGTCTGCAGATTCGACTAAATGCGCTAAAGGTTTTATAGAAGGATGTATTAGCTCTTTTATCATACATTTTTAGTTATGCAATGAGATTTAATAAAAACAAGCAATATTTTCTTAATATGCTCTTCTTGTTTTATCCCAATTAATTTGCTCAAGCGCTCTTTCTATAGCACGTTTCAAATCTATTGCTATAGCTTCTTTTTCCTTTTCAGAAATTGAACCATGCTGAAACGTGATGTTTTGTGTAACATGAATGCTTATAGGACTTGCACTGGCTCCAAGTATTGCAGGAGCAGGCAATCTCAAAGTTGGTGAAAATAAAGGCTGAGTAATAGCTCTGACTGGCTCAAGTGCTTTTGTCATAGCATATATAAGTGGAGCTGGAGTTATTGCCTCAGCAAGGGTTTCAATGAGTTTGATTTTATGAAGGTTTGCAAGAGGACCTTCTTTGGCGGGGCTAAAGGGCAAAAGATTTCTTATTTTTTGGACGATATTTTTCATGGCTTCAACAGGCTTCATGGCAAAAGCTTCTATACCCTTCCAGAGGCTCTCCACAATTTTTTTGCCGGCAGTAAAGAGGTCCAATCCAAATACATATTGAACGAGTTTATTTAGGGCTTTAAAAAGAATACCAAGAGGATGGATATACATAAAGACTTCAAGGACTTTTTGCCAAGATGATTTAAGAAAGTTCCAGGCAGTAAGTAGAGCATTAGATACTTTTTCCCATATAGATTTAAGCCAGCTCCAGATGGTAGATAGAGCTTTTGAAACCTTATCCCAATGCCTCGATGATTTAAGAAAGTTCCAGGCAGTAAGTAGAGCATTAGATACTTTTTCCCATGTAGATTTAAGCCAGCTCCAGATGGTAGATAGAGCTTTTGAAACCTTATCCCAATGCCTCCAAAGGAGATAGCCCACGCCGATTAAAGCAGTAATACCAAGAGCAAACCAGCCAATAGGAGATGTAAAGAAAGCAATGCTTAAAGCTCTAACTGCAAGAATAACTGACTTAAGCCCTGAAATTAAACCAGTAAATGCCATTCTTGCCATCTGAGCTGATAAAATAGTTAAAGCTTTGATTTTTTCCCAAATTACAGGTAAAGCATGTAATAAATGATTTCTGAAGAAACCTGTTGCTATACCCGCTCCTCGCATCAATGGACCCAATGTTCCTAATGTCCATATAAATATCTTGAGTGGAAACATGATTGCAGCAATAGCTCCTGCAGTTGCCATTATGCCTACAGTGAAAAGAGCAAAACCTCCAATTGACCAGCCTATAATGCTTGCAAGAGTTTTATGTTTTTCAAGAAAGTTGCCTATGGTATCAGCAAGATCGTTTAGAAAATCAGCAATCTTCTTTAGTGTTGGAGCGAGAGTTGAGCCTACAATAGCAAAGACATTTTGCAATGTCCCTGTGAAAGCTTCCCATACGTTACGAAGAGAACTCGTTACTACAGCTACACGCTGTTGTAAGCTTGCTTGCTTTCGTATTGCATCAGACATTTTGTTATACCCTTCTACGCCTTCAAGAATAATTGTCATTAACATTTGTAAGTCTTCACCCTCTGCTCCGGTTAATTTGCTGAGAATTTCATAAAGCTTTTGTTGTGAGATTATACCTTTTTCATACGCTTCTTTAATCTTATTAAATTCAGCAATAAGCTGAGCTGGTCCTTTTAGTTTGCCTGTTTTTTCATCTATCAACTCTAATTTGATACCAAATTGAGCAAGACTTGAAGTAAATTCATTTAATTTTTTAGGATTTAACATTTGTATAAAAAGCCTGCTTAAATTTGTTCCTACTATTTCTCCTGACTTACCCATTTGAATAAATCTTGCAATAATAGGAGTAAGCTCTTTTGCAGACTCAAGCCCTTGCCAGCCTAAGAGTTTTAAAGTTCCAGATAATTTTGAAAAGGCATAAGCCATCTCACCTGGTTTTACACCAAGATGACCCAGTCTTTGAATAAGGTCAATAAATTTTATAAGATCTTGACCTGCTATTCCTAATGCTTGTGCATATTTAGCGACATATTCTCCAGCCACTTCATAAGGGATATTTAATACAGCTCCAAGATAGGCAGCTGCTCTAAGACCACCACTTGCCAAAATCTCTCCTCCAACACCAAGCTGTCTCATGACGGCAGCAAGACGATAGAAATCTGCAGTAGTTCCAGGTAATTCTGCACCAAGTTTTTTTGCCTCTTCATCTATTTTGGTAAAAACTTCTGGGACAACGCCCCCTGCTTCCATAAAAGTTGATTTAAGCCTCAATGATGCATCTTCAAGCTCCATAAAGGAACCAAGAATAGTTTTTGAAGCACCAACCCATGCAGTTGTAGAGACTAAACCTTCTATAGAGAGAGCTTTCTTTTCAAATCCCTCTATTTTTTCTTTAAACTGTGAAAACTTTAAAGCAGTTTTTTCTACTGTCTCTTGTAAAGCTTGTGTTGCTTTCTGAATCTCACGAATAGGACGAGTTGCTTGATCTATGGTTTTAAAAAGTATAGCAAGCTGGAATATTTTTTCCATTATTGTTCAAGTTTTTCGTAAAATTTCCCTAATTCTTTAGCCCAAAATAAAATCTCGCCAATACTCATTTCTTTTAAGTCATGATAACTAAAGCCATGATATATCAAACTTAAAATTATTTCCGGGTTCGGGTGAAAGGGAGTAAATCACTCATTGCATCAAGAAGCTTTACAGCATCAGGAAGAGGTAATTCATCTATATCATCTTCAGTTATAGATTTACCATCTATCTCAACAAGTCTAACTAAAAGCATCTTTGAAATTTCTCCGGGTTCAGATGCAAGTCTCATTGCCTCAAAAAGGTCCCTTCCTTTACCATCTTTTATGACAGCTTTGCGTCCATCAGAAAGTATAATTTCTTTCGCTTGTGTTTTTTCAGCCATTTGTTTAGCCTCCTATCGCTTGAGTATAATCTCTTAGTTTATCTTCGCCTTTTATCTTATAAATGTTATTTAACACATCTATTTCTATGATTTCCTGTCCATCTACTTCAAGCTTATAATAGATAACAGACATAGTTGCTTCAGCTTCTGCTGAGTCTGCTTTTTTAAGTTTGCCACTATCTGATTCTTTGAAGAAACCTCTTAGCTCTGCCCTTAGTGGTGCAGTCTTTATTACGCCTTGTTGAGTCCAAACTTGATATGGAGCTCTAATAATTACAGTTCTTGCGGTAAAAGGGTCAGAAGCAAGAGCTACAAATTCAGGATAAACTGAATTGAATTTAATTTTTGCTTCAAGCTTATCAAGTCCTGTTGGTAGCTCGCTATCCGCATAGATACCAAGTCCCTTTGTGTCTGCAAATTTAAATTTGATTTTGGGAAGGTCTACTTCTTCAGCCTTTCCAATAAAATCTGTGCCATCTATGTATACTCGTGCATTAAATACTTTGCTGATTTCAATAGCCATAGCTCTAACCTCCTATTAATTTTTTAAGTAATTCAATGTTTATAACTTGTTCAAAGGTTATGCGTTCAGCTGGAGTTGGTGGCATGATCTCGTATGTAAAGGTTAGGTGACCGTTAGCAAGCTCGGTTTCGGGGTTTTTGTCTTTTAGGAAGTAACATTTACCATCAACGAGGGCACCTCTGCCGATAAGGGTTCGGATAAAGGCGTTTACCATGCTAAGCACACCGTCTATGGCTACGGTTATGGGCTTGTCTAAAAATTGCAAGGTTGCATACTCAATAGACTCTGCGATGATGTCTGCGGTCCTACGAACGGAGATAAAGTTTTTGGGATCTGATTTAGTTGGCCAAGCGGCGGAGCGGTTACCCCAGACCCTGTAGCCCGTTCCAAAGCTGTTAAAGACTGTGACTATTCCGTTTTCGTTTAAGATGTTTGCTTCTGTATTTGGGTCGTTTATGGCGCAGGTGATGGGGCGCTCTACTCCGATGATGCCGAGTATTTCATGGTTGGATGGGGAATACCAGTAGCCCTCTTCGTGGTCTACTTTAGCTATAACTCCAGCAAGCCTCTGGCTAAAAGGTTCAAGACGTTCGGTGTTGGTTGCTGTGTCATAAACTTTAAGATGAGGATAGCAAATAACTGCTCTATAAGCCGAAGTATTGAGCTGACCACCGGCTCCACGAGCATTGATGACTTGCTGAACAGTTAAACCAACTGGGGCGTCAATTAGGGCTAAAGCCCTGTGTGTTTCACAGAGGGCTACCATCTCCGCCATAACGCTCGGCGATTCGCAATAAACCGGACAGAGGATTAGCTTTGCGGTGAAGCCAAACCGGCTGTATAGCTCATCAATAATTTTTAGTCCTGTTCTTTTTCCTGTTGTAGCATCATAAGTGCCGATGATATCAGCTTGGGTAACCGCTGAGGGGTCAGGGTTTCCGCTTGCATCTTTATGCACTCTTGGGTCAAAAACATTAACAACGATAACAGTTGAACCCCTGTGATCAAAAATGGCATCAAGTGCATAGGGGATGGTGTAGCCCGGTGTGGCATCACCAAAATAGGTTATGCCATCTTCCCTTCTTAGGACTAAAACGGGGTTGTTAATCGTCTGGGCATACCAGTCGGCTTCGGAGACATCTGCGGGCTTAGTTTGATGCACCGGAGCTGTCCCAACCAAGAAGATGACCGCAGATTTTACTTCTCGAACCGGGATCGGTCCTTTAACTATTTCTATGGTTTCAACGCCGTGAAGGTAGTTAGCTGGCATCGCTTACCTCCTTTTTAGAAGTTTTAGATTTTACTTCGGGTATAGGCTCAAGGTAGCCAAGCCCTTCATAGGTCTTAACCACTTCAGCGGACTCAGGAAGTTCAACCTCCTGACCTGGGAAGAGCCGATACTCATCTTGTCCGATCATTAAAATTGTAGGATAGCTTAGTTTTACTCTATATCTCATATTTTAGCCCTCCTTTTTAATATCTGTTGATAATTCTTCTCCCTCATAGGTTGTAATCCTTGTTGTTAATATTTCTTTTTCCTCAAAGGGCACAATATATTTACCATAAGCTTCAAGTCTCACTTGATAGGCAAAATCTATGCTCTCATGGAAAAGAAGTTCTATCTTTTTTATCTCAACCATATAACCATTTAATTCTTGCCACATAAGAGCATTTAAAATGTTTTCAAGAATTGGATAAGCTCCTTGCCCTTTTTCTTTTAAACTTTGAAAAAAGACTATAAGAGAACCCCGTATTATGCTATTATAGATGTTTGGAGCAAGAGTTTCTTGCAAGTCAAGACCTTCAAAAACATAACGAACTGCAGGATAGGTTTTGGGCTTCATAAATAATTCTTCTGCCTTACCAGACCAACCCTGAACATTAGTTAATCCTTTTTCTTTTAGCCTTTGCAAAATTGCTTCTTCAAATTCTATGAGCATTTAAAACACCTCTGCTAAGTTTTTCTTAAAAATATCTTCCAGTCTTTTAACCATTGTATTAAAGACTGGTTCCATGAATGGGCGAGCTGGCATCTTTCTTGTCCCAAATTCATGATAAACAGAATAAGGAACAGGTGTTCCAACAACTGCTGAAGTCTCGTTTACGATTGAGTTAAAGCTTTGAGCTAATGTTGCAGTTTTATGCAATTTTTTCTCTGAAAAACCTTTCTTGATTTTCCATTTAAGATAAGCCTCTTTCAAAGGAGCCCACTCAACCCCTTCTGACCTTCCTTCAGTCTTAAAAATCCTTGAAAGCCTTGATTCTGTTTCCTGTGCTGCCTGATGTAACGATTGCACTACTGCTTTATTGAGTTTAATCGGTAATTCTTTAATGTATGCTTCAAATTCTTTTATATCCATTTCAAAACTTCATCTACTCCTTTAGCGGTTATCTCAAAATCAATTAAATAACCTTTGTCTTTAAGATAGCGAATAGAGAAATCTATCTCCTCTTTTGAATATTCCGAAAATTCCCGGTAAAGAAAATCCCACTTAACATGTTTTCTTTTTTGAAAAGCCTCATTTAACATAAATTTTAGTATTTCAATATTTAAGGCTAAGAATCTGTCTTTATTGAAATCCATTTCAAAGGCTCCTTTTCTGGCATTAATCCAAGAAGTCTTTCAGCTTCAGCAACTACATCCTTTGTTCGTAAAATCATTACATTTTCTTTCCCTCTGTAATAAAGATTTATTTCTGTTGCCAGTTCAGCAACCGCAAGTAATATCAAGGCTTGTTTTACCTCAGCAGTTTCTGGCAAGGTATCTACTTTTAAAAGCTTTTTTGCCCTTGCTAATGCCCTCTCAAGGGCATTAGCAATTTTTGTGTCATCAAAGTCTGCACCTGCTACTTGCAAAAAGCTTTTTACTTCCTCAATTGTTACCATTTCTTAGGTTTGGGCTTCGGATTTTTTGGTCTTCTTGGCATCAGTTTCCTCCTGCTTTTCAGCATTCTTGGACTCAATAAGAATAATCGCTATATCATCATCTACTTCTTGTATCCCTTTTTTAAATTCATATGGTTTTCCATTTACCCATATAGTTGTGTCTTGTTTTATTAATACTTTCATATTTTCACCTCGCTTAGTTTGATTCTATCCTTACAAGAGCCGGCTCATATAATCTTTTACAAGCAAAATATGCTTTCCATCCAATCGTTTTGACTCTTCCAAGTTTATCAACATTGGTAAAGACCATCTGAACGCTTTTACCATCAATATCAACTACTCCATAAGCGTTCATACCAAGAACAACAGTTTGATAGACATCTGCAGCTGGTGTACCACCACCAGCACCTGTTAAAATAGGTAAAGTAGTAGATTCTACAAACTTTGCTCCCCCATATTGACCAACGACTCCTTTTTCAAAAATATCTTTAGAGGCAATAGCAAGCTGGATTAATTCGGTATCGGTAAAAAGGTCAAGTGTTTTGTCAGGATGGATTAGCACTACATAATAACCATCTGGGAAAGGTGGAATATTATTTCTTTTAAGTATATTGATAGCTTTTCTAATATCAGATTTAGATAGCTTTTTTGTGCCATCTAAAGCTGACCTTCCAGAAACATCACCTGCGTATAAAACATTTGTCCCACTTGTTAGCTCAGCCATCGCTATTGCATCAAGAGACATTTGAGCATTATAAGAAAGTAAATCAGTTGCCTGATCAACAAGAGGGACAAAACTTGTGATATCGGTAAACTCATCAAGTTCAATGTAGTTTGCGTATTCTTCTATAGTTGCCTGAACCTGCTGAGTTGCCATACTTGCTCCGGTTGTAGGAGTAGGCTGAAAGGTAATCGGAGTTATTGCCGGATTCAAAGGCTGAAACCTTGTCCACACCGCAGTCCTTCCAGAATGAACAGGCATAGAAAACTTTTGCCCATACTTTGTTGCAACTAAATTAGCTTTTACATACTCCAAAAGTTTCCTCTCATAATAGAGAGGAAAAAGTTCTGGTAAGGTTGCACCTGTTACTGGCATTATTGCACCTCCTTAGTTTTAAAAGTTTCAGCTAATTTTAAAAGGTCTTTATAACTCATCTTCATTAAATCTTCTTTTGTAAGTTGAAGAGGTTCTTTTTGTGTATCAGTAGCAGAAATAGAAGATGGCTTATATATTTCTTTTGCCTTTTTACTGAAATCATCAATTATCTGCTTTAAAGTATCTACATCAGCATTATCAACAAGTTTTAAAAGTGGAGATTCCTTATGAACTAAATTGATTAGCCTTTTGGCTTCAGCTCTTAAGTATTCAAGGTATTTCTTTCCAATCTCTGCCTCAGCTTTTAGCCTTTCAATTTCCTTTTCTGCAGTTTCAAGTTTAAGCTGAAGAGTTAAGACAGCTTCTTGCAATTCTTCTTTTGACATTACTTCTACAACTTCTTTAGTAAATTTTTCAATCATTTGCACCCTCCTTTTTACAATGTCTTTCATATAGGGCTTTTGCCCTATCATATATTTGTCTATGTCCATGTAACCCAGCTAAACTCATTGCAGCCTTTAATCTTTCACAAGAAATTTTCCCTTCCCATGTCTTATATGGATATCTGCGAGATGATGGGTCAAGAAAATAATCACGTGGAGCCTTTTGTCTTAGATCTGGATCATCCCACCAATGAGAGGTATCCTGAGAGCTAAGTCTTGTAGCATTAGGGTCAGCTCCTTCTATCACTAAAGATAACTCTTTAAATTCAGCTTTTATTACTTTTTGCAATCCATTTTTGTCTTCAGTTTCTACTACTACTCCTACTGAAACATTTTTGATTGGCGAAGGTTCCATCTTGATTAAACCAATTAATTTCTCATGACCCGCTTTTGGTATCTTGACTGTTGCTACAATTCCTTTCTTTTCTTCTGAATATTTAGCATCAACCACAGTTCCAACTATAGCTTCAACTGAATACCTGTGATCAATTAATAAGGGTTTCCCAATCAAGGTATGTGCTGAAGCTTTTAAGACCTCTTCAGGAAATTCAATTTTCCCAAAACGTCTATTTATAACTGAAGCTGTTATTGCAACAACATCAAATTCAACATATTCTTCTGTCTCTCTTAATGAGCTATACTGAAAAGATAGTCTTATATCCATCATAGCAATAGAATATGCCTTATAAAAAAAGAAACAAGCAATATTTTCAAAAAAGAATTAATCTTCTATGAGACCGCCATAAGTGATAGTGATGTTTCTTGCATGAGCAACTTGATTGATTTCAAGCTTTTGATATGTTGGAGAGCTTAAATCAATCCTATAGGCACCAGCTTCTTTCACTCTGCGAATAAGTTCCTCTGGCAATATATCTCTTCCGATTTTTATCTTGGTCCAGAGCACAAAATCTTGTATCGCTTTTTCTACTTCATTTTGAATGAACTGAACTTTTGCCTCATCTTTGCGATTTATATAATAAGTAAAGCTTATATCATATTCAATAACTTCAGGAGAAGATACTATAACTTTATCGGTTAAAGGTCTTACTTTTTCATCTGACAGGAAATTTCTTACAAGCTCTATCATTGTTGTATCTGGCAAAGCTCCATCTTTTAAAATAAAAACCACATTAACTACTCCCGGCGAAGAAGAATAAACACTTACATCTTCTATATCTTGATGGGCAGTTTTTGTCCAAAATTCATAAGCTTGTCTTGAGCCAGCATTTGTGAATCTTTCAATTGACAACCTAATCCTTTCACGAAACCTCTCATCGTCTTCAACATCTGCTCCATACATACTCATTGTGATATTAGAAACAGATGTTATATAAGGTATTAGGTCTACAAGTTGCTTAATTTGTCCAATTTGATAACCATTTCCGATTAGTCCGGGAGTTTCGCATTCAGCTTGAACATCAACAAAAAGTTGTCCTGCAGGAATTTTTGCTTCTTCTATTGTTGCAAACATAAGGTTTCCATCTGGAGTAGCTCTTGTTCCTTTTGGGATAATCACATCAAAATTTAAAGGAGTATCTATACTAAATCTTAAAATTGTTTGTGCTGGCTTTGCTTGAAGTCTTTTTATTCCATAAAATTCAGCTAAGGCATCAAGTTTTTCTCCCTCTGCATAGGCAAGCAAATTCTGCCGTGCCGATTCATCAATGTTTATCGCAATGATAGTCATAGCATAGGCAATAAGATTAATAATAAGCCTTTCAGGATCTGCAGGCTGTAAGGTCCTATCAGTTAAAGCTTCATAAGTTTTTATCAATTCTTGCTCATAATATAAAGGGTCAGTTATTACAAACTTAATCATAAAGTTATCTCCTGCGTTTGTATTGTTTCTGTTTCTTTAATTTTATATTTTATAATTATACGCAAGCTCGAATAATCCCTTTGAAGATAAACTTCTTCAATCTCTACTCGTGGTTCCCAAGTCTCAATTGCTTCAATAATTTCAGCCTTGATACGTCCTCTTGTTATAACAGTTAAGGGTTGATCTATAAATTGCCAAAGATTTGAACCAAATAAAGGTCTGTGAGGATCTGAACCTTTAGGAGTAGTAAGGATTATATTAATGTTTTGAATAATGCTCTTTATAGTATTTCGTTCTACAACTTGCATATCGCAAGTTTATACAATTTTAAAAAGAAAAACAAGCAATATTTTCTGAATTTAATAAGAGTTAAGCTTTTTTAAAAATGGGCTCAAAATTGGCTCAGAAATTTCTTTGTAAACGCCCGTAAACAAGAAGTAAACAAAGTAAACGGGCAATTGTTTACCTCAATTCCTTGTAGATAAGAATTGATGAAAGTAAACGCTATGTAAATGATGTGTAAACGCTTGTAAATGAAGGGGGGTAAGGGTATAATACTTACCCCCTTCAAAAAAGGCGCTCTAAAGCCAAAATAAAAGGCTATTTAAATCCCTTGTAAATAAAGGTCTCTGAGGTGCTCAGGAAGAAGCTCGGCTGGATAGGTTCTTTTTGCGATCTTGTCCAGATGCCACCACCAGTGGTCAAGAGGGTATTTCTCAGGGTCATCGGAGTCGGGACGGTCGGCTCCATATTTTAATACGCATTTAATTAAAGAGATATCTGCTTTTTTAACTTCTTCTCTGTCTTCAAGTTTTCTTATATAAATAGATTCCCTTATTGCTAAAGGCACAGCTGCTGTTGGATACCATCTCGCATCAAAAGCTGGTGGTTCACATTCGGATACCCAGTCTTTGATTAACTTTTCATCGCTATAAGATTCGAAGTAATCCATCTCTTTCAAAGCTTTTCCACCTTTTTTCATCAAATGGATAAAATGTTTTTATCCATAAAATGTCATCACTTGACAAAACCACTTTTTGATCCTTTATAAAATGATACCAAGTCTGCCCATCTTTTGTCCTTTCCACATATACCATGTCAGGATTTTTAATTATATCATATACCGCATTTTTGTATTCATCAATATTGTTATATCCAAGCTCTTTACCATGTTTTTTAAAATGTTTTTCTAAATTATCTTTTGACTTTTCATAAGCATTTATTCCTTTGCCACCTTTTGCTGGTCTTAGCCAGTCACTTCCAAGATGAGCTCTAATTTTATTTTCAATCTCTTTAGGGCTTAAAGCTCTGTATTCATCCTCTAAGTCTCTTTGAATAGGAGTATCTTTTGCAAATGCTGGTCTTTCTATGGTTACTGGTAACTCTTTTTCCTCTATCTCCGCAACTACTCTACATCTACAGTGAGGATGAAGAGGCGGTAATCGGGAGGGAGCTTGAGAAGATGGTCCTTTATAAGGAGTAGTAACAAAAGGCTTATAATCTACTATAGCTCTTGGGTCATCTGAACCCTCAATAGCATCAAGGATCCTTACCGCTTCTGCTACTTCCCATATTCTTCCATCAAAACTTCTACAAACCCTACATGTAAGCCTATCCCCAACTGCATCCCATCTATAGCGTTTAATCCTTGCTTTTTGCATAGCTCGAATTCTTGCAGAATTACGCAAAAAATTAACTGAAGTATCTATGATTTGTCTTGCCTTCCATTCTGTTTGAGGTTGTATGTATTCCCCAAATCTATCAAGAAACTCTCTTATACCAGCCTGACCACGCCCAATTGGGTTCCCTTCCTCAAGATAATATTTTGAGAACCATTTAACAATTCTTAGCCGGATTTCTCTGTCTCCTCTGAAAAACTTTCCAAGATAAAAATCATGAAGCTTTTCTGCATAAGAAATAGCCCTAAAATCTGGCGTGGAAAGCTCAGGTTTAAAAATTATCCCAACTTCAGAAAGGGCTTTAGCTTGAGTCTCTTTATAAATCTTTTCAAGCTCAAGCTTAAGTGCATACTTAACTTTTTCAGGAAGCTGAAATTTTTCTTCAAGGACAATTAAAATGTAGCGAGTTAAATCGTCAAAGCTTATAAAATATGTTGCTTTACGCAGAATATCTGCTAAGGCATCTCTTAAAGAAATACCAAGAGAAGGATAAAGAAGTTTGTAGAGTTTCTCTACTATTTCGTTTCCTTCTTTGTCCCATTGTCCTTCCATTGCAAACTCTCAAGAATAAGCTTAAGCTCAGAACAGTAACCACGCATAAGCTCTATGTTTTTTAGTAAGCTCTTTGCGTTTTCAGGGTCAAGGCAGTAGCTCCCGTTTGCTTTGAAAAATTCCACTTTATAGTAGCTCGGCTCTTCCGGTATCTCTGGAAGCTCAGGTCTAACATACTCGGTCTTAACAATCTTACTTGTCATAAGGGAACAACCTATTAAGCTCAAGCAAA